TCAGGTTCTTTTACACTTACATTTAGTAATACAGGTCATGCTGCAAATGGAGTTGCAGTTACTCAAGGAACTAAATCTTTAATATATTCAGATGGATCTCGAATGTTTGATGTTATGACAGATTTAGGAAATATAAGTGCTAATTTTATTACTTCAAATGCTAATATTGTTGCAACTAATGTAGTTGCATCAGCTGCAATCTCCGGAACTACTTTAACTGGTTCAGCAAACGTAACTGGAACTAATTTAATAGCAACTTCTAATACAATCAATATTCAAGGAACTGCACCTAATGTTGCAGCAACAGGAGGAACTAATACGGATTTATTAATTACTCCTAATGGTTACGGATTATTAACTTTTCAAGGTGGTGGTAAAATCCAAGAAGTAGTCGAAACTGTAAATACATCTGCAACAGCAGCAACAGGAACTATAAATTATGATTTAATTAATGGTGCTATACAAAATTTTACAAGTAATGCCTCAGGAAACTGGACTGTAAACTTTAGAGGTAATTCTACTGTAAGTTTAGATACTTTTTTAGATACTGGTGAATCTGCTACAGCAGTTTTAATTGTACCACAAGGAACAACTGCTTATTTTAGTAATACTACTCAAATTGATGGTTCAACTAGAACTTCTTTATATCAAGGAGGATCTGCTCCAACAGCAGGTAATGCATCATCACGTGATGTTTATTCTTATACAATTATTAAAACAGCAGCAAATACATATACAACTTTAGTATCTCAGACTCAATTTAAATCTTAAGGAGAACTAGAAAAATGCCTCTAAACTCAACACGCGGAGCAGCTTCTGCAAAAGGATTTGGACTCACAGCTGGAGGAGCTGTATGGGATGGTAATGTTGATTATTTAGTAGTAGCGGGTGGAGCAGGTGGAGGAAATTCAACTAGTGGAGATGCTGGAGCCGCAGGAGGTGGAGCTGGAGGATATCGTACTTCTTTTCCTGGTGGAACTAAACTTTCTTTATCTCCAGGACCTTACTCAATAACTGTTGGAGGTGGAGGACCTGGACCAGCATATTATGGTAGCGGACCACCAGGAGGTGATTCTTCGTTTTCAACAATTACATCAGCAGGTGGTGGTGCAGGAGGTAATGGTAGAGATCCTCATCCTGGAACTGCTGGAGGTTCTGGAGGAGGAAGTTCTTTTGCAAATGCTGGAGCAGCAGGAAATAGTCCTCCAACAAGTCCATCGCAAGGTAATCCTGGAGGTACAGGATCTGGTAGTGGTATTTATGGTGGTGGAGGAGGTGGAGGATCAGGTGGTGCTGGAGGAGCAGGATCACCATCTGTTATAGGAACTGGTGGAGCAGGCTCTTCAAATTCAATTTCAGGATCATCAGTTGCTCGTGCAGGAGGTGGAGGAGCTACATCAATATCAAACGGAACAGGACCTGCATCAGATGGAGGTGGATCAGGAGGTGGAAATGGAACACCTGGAACAGTTAATACTGGAGGTGGAGGAGGAGGAAGTGGAAATGGTGCACCAGCTTCAGGTAGTGGAGGATCGGGTATTGTTATCGTAAGAGCCCCAGTAGCAGCAGGACCAAGATGGTCGGTTGCTCCTGGAACAAATACAAAAACAACAGCTCCAAATGGAGACACAGTAGCTACATTTACAGTAACAGGAACATTAACAGTAACATAAATATGGCTCATTTTGCTGAAATAGATTCAAATAATAAAGTTTTAAGAGTAGTGGTTGCTTGTAATCAAGATATCGCAAATAATGGTGGAGAACAATCTGAACAAGCTGCTGAACACTTTAAAACAGTATGTCCTTTATCTAACGAAGGTATTAAATGGATTCAAACTTCTTATAATCGTAACTTTAGAAAAAAACTTGCAGGAGTTGGAGATATTTATGATTCAATAAAAGATATTTTTATAGCACCACAACCATATTCTTCTTGGTTTTTAAATGAAAATAATGATTGGATTCCTCCAGTACAACAACCTTTTATTAAAACTTACGGAGATGGTATGCTTTATAGAATTTATTGGGATGAAAACAATATAAGATGGTTAAGTAAAGATCATTTAAATAATGAATTTGCATGGATTCCATCATCTTCTTCTTGGATTGCAACAGGTGTTTAAACTTTACTTTTATTTAAAAATTTAATAAAAATTATGTAGAATGAATCTACAGAATTACTATTATTATTTTCAAAGTGTTTTAACACCTAGATTTTGTGATGAATTAATAAAGTACGGAATTTCAAAACAAGAACAATTAGCAGTTACTGGAAATGAAACTAAAAAAATTGATAAAAATAAACCTTTATCTAATAAAGATATAAAAGATTTAAAAAAAATAAGAGATTCAAATGTAGTTTGGTTAAATGATCGTTGGATATATAATGAAATACAACCATTTATACATCAAGCAAATAAATCAGCAGGTTGGAATTTTGATTGGGATTGGTCTGAATCATGTCAATTTACAAAATATAAATTAAATCAATTTTATGATTGGCACTGCGATTCATGGGAGGGTTCTTACAATAACCCTAATGATTTAAATATACATGGTAAAATTAGAAAATTGTCAGTGACTTGTTCTTTATCTGATCCAAAAGATTATAAAGGAGGAGAATTAGAATTTGATTTTAGAAATCAATATCCAAATAAATCTTCTGTAAGAAAATGTGTAGAAATAAAACCACGAGGATCTATTGTAGTATTTCCATCACATGTTTGGCATAGAGTTAAACCAGTAACAAAAGGAACAAGATATTCATTGGTTATTTGGAACCTTGGATATCCATTTAGATAGGAAAAAATATGAATTTTAAAAAAGATAAATATATAGTTATTAAACAAGCAGTATCAGAAGAAATTGCTAAGTTTTGTTATGATTATTTTATAATGAAAAGACAAGTATCAAGAACAATGTTTGATACAAAATATATAAGTCAATTTACAGAATATTTTGGTGTATGGAATGATAGTCAAGTAAATAATACGTATTCACATTATGCTGATATTGTAATGGAAACACTACTTCAAAACCTTTTACCATTAATGGAAAAAACTACAGGATTAAAATTAAATCCAAATTATTCTTATGCAAGAATTTATAAAAAAGGAGATGTTTTAAAACGTCATAAAGATAGATTTAGTTGTGAAATATCTACAACATTAAATCTTGGAGGAGATCCTTGGCCTATTTTTTTAGAACCATCTGGTGAGGAAGGATTAAAAGGAATTAAAGTAAATTTAAAACCAGGTGATATGTTAATTTATAAAGGCAATGAACTAGAACATTGGCGAGATGAATTTAAAGGAGATAATTGTGCTCAAGTATTTTTGCATTATAATAATATTAAAACAAAAGGAGCTAATGAAAATATATATGATAAAAGATTACATTTAGGACTTCCATGTTGGTTTAAAAAATGACAATAGATTTAGAAAATAAAATAAAAGAATTAGAAGAAAAACTTCAAATGGAAATTATGGTTAAAAAGTCTGAAGTTATGTTAAATAAAGAACTATACGAAAGGATAGAAAAACTAGAACTTCATAAAGAAACTTTAATAGAAATTAATGAAAAATATTCAGATACTATAGGAAAATTAAGAGCAAGACTTAAAGAATTAATAGTTAAATGAATATAAAATTTGTTAAAGAATATTTAACAAATGTAAAATGGAATAATAATCAAACTTGGCAAATAGAAGGAAATATTAAAAAATTATCTAATCAATATTATAAATTTGATATAAGTTTTTTAAAAGATTTTACTGAAAAAAAAATAAACTTATTAATTCTAAAAGTGAGGCAGATAAGGTCTTATTTGAAGATGATAAAAATTGGATATTAGTTGATACACAAGAACTTATTAAATACATGAAAGAATATAGTTTAAAAGAAGTTAAATTAGAAAAATTGATTAAAAATATAGATTGGAATATAATATTGCCAAAAAAATAGTGTATTTATTAATATATACATATATAATGGCAAATTATGCCATTAAC